GAAATTACTTCATCAATACCACCCTCGTTAAATGTCTTACGGATAATATCTGCCCATGCAACAAGAGCATCAATAAATTTATCATTCAAACAATTAAGTTCCCGACAATAGTTGTTGAGGATCTTAGTCTCAACAGTAACTGTAGGATACTCTTGTTCAAATGTTACCGCAAACCTTTCAAGGAATGCTTCATTGAGCACATTAGTTCCGATGAATCGTCCATCGTCAGAACCTTTACCTTTTGTGTTAGCGGTTGCGAATACGTTAAAACCTTCTGAGGCTTTAACGTACTTGTTAATCTTCTTGAGGAAAACTCCTTTTCCTTCGAGAACAGATTGAAGACAGAGAATTTTGTTGCTTGCGAGGTCGATTTCGTCAAGGAGCAACACAGCACCCCGTTGCAAGGCTTCAATGACTGGTCCATCATGCCAAACGGTTTCTCCGTTAACAAGACGGAAACCACCAATAAGATCGTCTTCATCGGTTTCAATAGTAATATTTACACGAATCAATTCACGACCAAGTTTAGAACATGCTTGTTCAACACCAAATGTTTTACCATTACCAGAAAGTCCAGTAATAAATGATGGGTAAAAAATTCTAGACTTAATAATTTTCTTGATGTCCCAGAAATTACCAAAGGGAACATAGTTCTTATCGTTATCAGGAATAAGACTAACTACATCATCAACTGCAGAAGTATCAGACATATTGTTATAAGTTTGTTCTAGTTTTTCTTTTACCGTGAGGTTATATACACCACGACCAACCTTATAATCTTTTAATCGATTGCAAATAGTTGCAAAAGAAACATCACTGGTTTCAGCATAATCAATTAGATTTTTACGAGTGACGTTGGTTCCGTATTGAGAAACCAGGTCAGAAATCATCACGTCAGTGGAGGTCATTGGGGTTCGTTGGTTACTTAGCTATTATAGTACAGAGTTGGGAGGCCGTCAAGCGATTTGATCAACAAATTTTGATAAGATTATCTTATTCATCATCTTGGTTTTCATATATTTTTTAAATTGTCGTCGGATTTTACTCTTAGAATCATCATGAGATGCTTCTATTACAGCTTGACTTCCATTAAATTCAGAAGATGCTGATATAACATATAGTTCATCATACCCAACAGAGTCAACAACAAAACATTTAGCAGTCCGCCATAGTTTTCTATAGTAATCATAATCATGTCCCCCGGAACTAACTGCTGATCGAATGATATATTTAATATCATGGGATTGAGATAACCTAAAACCAACTATGTTAGATCCAGTCATCCACTTGTAATAACGAAGTAGAGCAGAAGTAATATTCATACCAGAATCTTGCCACCCTTTAGAGTTATTAATATTCACATCACTATAACCAGTTGCTGGATCTTTCAAACAAAGAACAGAATATTCAGAAGAATATGAACAGGATTTTCTAGAAATATATTGTTCTTCTCCCTCACCTTTAAACACAGAATATGCCATATTATTAGACTCACCATCAGTAAGGAATACTGTATTTACTTTATCAACACCCGTTTCTCTTTTGAATTTATTAAAGACATAAGTTGCTGCAAGAATAGTATCGTTCAATGGGGTTCCACCAAGACTATAACTTCCAAATGGAATCTCTACACGTTTATCAATAAAGGTCATGAGAACCCAAAGTCTGAAAAGTTGTTCATCAAATTCTGATTTTTTAATCTTATGATTAAACATTTCAATCAGACGGAATCTTTGACTTACAGCAATCTCATACTCTTTAGCTGGAGCATAATAATTTCTACTATAATCGTAAATACCCGTATCACTAAAAGCAAAAACTTGGAAAGGAATATTTACTTTTTTACAGAACATAATCAGATTAATCAGTTGTTTGATTGTACCTGACATATTATCTGCCATTGATCCAGACCAATCGATATACATGATAAGACCATGATTCTTACCATCAGGAACAATTGTATTTTTCTTGAAAATATCATCAGACCATTTATATGAAAATAATTTGTTTGTATTCAATACACCTGTTTTTGATACACCCGAACGATTATATTCATCTGCTTGTTTTTTCATTTCAAATTCTTTTACCAAAAATGAAACTGATTTAGCATTTTCTACTTTAAAAGAATTAAACTTAGTTCTAAAATTATCAATTACATTATAAATCGTCTCATATTTTTCTTCAAAATATTTAATGTTCTTATCCATATTTTCAGAGAACATAGAAACTGGTTCAATACAGTTAGACCAATCCATGGTAGGAGGAATCATGTAGATATGTTCTTTAGCAGAAGAATCTACAAGAGTTTTAGTATTCTTACCCCAGGCACTATCTGTATGTGAAGTGTATTCATCATTATCTTTTACTTCACCATCAAAATCTTCATCATCAAATTCATTTTCTTTCTCTCGTTTATTAGCTTCATCCAACATCTCTTCGTGAGTCATTTCATCAGACTCATCAGAAGGTGTTACATCAACTGAAATTTGGTCTGTGCCAGAGAGTCCATCTTCTTTAATATTAGATACATCTAATGATTTGGATTCTTGTTTTTCGGATTTACTTTCAATATACTCAAGGATTTTTTTACAAATACTTACAACGTCATCAAATGTTTCAGCATCTTTTGACATATTTACAAACTGTTCCTCTTCTACATCGAAAGGAATAATTGTATTTACATCATGAATACCAAGTTTAAAATACAGATTTATCCTATCGATAAGATTCATTTCAGAAAGATTTTCTCCACCAATCTCAAAAAAATCTTGTTTATTAAGTTCAGTATATCCACGGTAAAATGATTTAGTAATACCAGGATACTTTAGTTTAATTTTACGTTCAATACGAGCATCCTCAACAACGTTAAGAAATGATTGAGGTACTTCCCTTGTAATATATGCAGAAGGGGTATATAGAGCGTGTCCTACTTCATGACCTACCAAGAGATCATAAACATCATTTGATATATTTTCCCACACAGGAAGTTGAAGAACTCTTGTCTCAACATTAAACGAAGCGGTAGAGACGTTACTATGTTCAACGGTCAGGTTTTCTGTTGCTAACAGTTTAGCGAGATTACTCTTGACTTGTGTGATGGACATAGATGTCTTTGATCGATACAGCTAAGCTATCACGAAAGAAGGAGGGTGTCAACCCTCAATCCATATGGGTTCCTTATCAATCCGAATAAACTTGAAATGTCCCCACCTAGAGCCCCAGATATATTCATCAGTATCTACCTCATAACCTCTGTCATAAACTTTATAAGAATCTTCACCAAGATAAGTAGAATTTTTTACATATGTTTTTTTTCCTTCTCTCTCTACGAAACAATTACAACCTTCTACTTCACCAACAAATTGTTCACCATCAAATTTAAAAACCATATCACAGTTGGGCATATATTTATCATCCAACGTATAATTTTTTGCAATAATCAAACCATCAGATTCTGATATTACATTTTTAAATTTTCGATATGTAGTATTAGTATACATTGTTTTTTGTTCACCATAAAAAGTATTGTCACCCAAGTATTTGTGACTCAGGTTAACTTCTTTAAACATAAAGGGATGAGACAATGCTTGTTTTCTATTCGTAAATGAACCAACATACCAATCTATAAATTTATCTATCATGAGATTGTTACTTTACTAAAGTTTTTAACCTTGTCAAATTTCATAACTCTATCAAACTTATCCATAAGTACATCTCCTTTATGAGAGATAATAAAAACATTAGTATCATCCTGAACTCCTCGGATAATTCTAAGGAACTCGTCAGTACCACCAACGTCTAGAGATGAATCAAAGACTTCATCTAGAATAAGAAGATTTGTATTTGCAGAGTTTTTTAGTTTAGCAATAGATCTCCAAGTAAACATTAGAGCAAGATCAATTCTCATCTTCTCACCTTCACTGAAAGAGCTGTAAGTGAAATCATCTCTATGTCTAGATTTAATACTTTCATTAAACTCTTCATCTAATGTAAAGTTTAC